TTAGGTGGAAAACACTGGCGATATGGTTTTATTTCAACCATAAATTTCTTACCTGTTTTTAACTTGAATATAAAATCAGGATAATATCTATGAATACGGTAATCAATAGGTGAACGATAGATAATAGGTATTTCTTCACTAGCCCAAAACTCAACGGCATCATTTTTATCCAAATATACCATCATACGCCTTTCTAATAACGAACGGTATACTATTCTGTTTGGGTCACCAGCATACTTTTTAGGGTGTGTAGGTTTGTAAATTCCTTTATAACTTGCTCTCATATCACATATAAATATTACTATTAAACATACAAGTATTTATGGCACTATCAAAAGTAGCAAATTTAATCCAAAAGAATTTAGGTAACTTAACAGGCGGAGGTTTAGTCGGTTTAGGTGGTGGTATTATAGGTGCTTTAACAGACAAAGCAAAGAATATGGCACAAACAAATGCCGCTGCTGCCAAGATATTAAATAAATCGCCATTAGAATTAAATGATACAAGTCCTGTAGCACATATGAAAGAAAATCCGTATGACTATGGCACAGTATATTATCCTAATAATGTTCAATCATTAGAATCAGGACATTACATAATTTTTGATGTATTAGAAAAAGATACAGCAGCAAGTGCTCTTGCACAAAGTGCTATGGCAGCTTCAGCTAAAGTAGCTAGATCATTAGGTAGAGATGATGTAGCACAAAAGGTACAACCAGCACAACGAACAAGTAGAGTTACTACAATAAAAAATAGAAAAGGTGGAACTGAAGATAGAATAGTACAACCATCAAGTGGCATCAGCGCAGGTTTAGTAGGCAATAGAACTGTAAGAGTTTCAAAAACAATTGTATTATATACGCCACCAGGATTAAAAACTTCTTATGGTGCAGTACACGAGGGTGTAGAAACAGGAATTATAGGAAATCTTTTAGGTTTACAAGGCGGTAGTGCTATTAAATCAACAGCAGAACTGGCCGGCAGATTAAAAGATGCCGCAGCTGCATTGGGTACAGAACTTATATCTGGTGCATTATCAATTATTCCTGGTATGGGAGATTTAAAAGGTGCATTAACAAAAGTTACAGGAAAGGCAACTAATCCTAATACAGAAATGGTATTTAAAAGTGTACCTATGAGAAGTTTTGATTTTGTTTTTGAATTTGCACCTAAAAATAAAAAAGAATTAGAAAGTATGACAAAGATTATAGAAATCTTTAAATATCATATGCACCCAGCTATTGAACAATTTGGAAATGATTTTATAGTGCCAGAGGAATTTCAAATAACTTATATGTACTTAGAACACAGAAACCAATATATTCCTAGAGTAAGTCGTTGTGTATTAACTAATTTAGATTTACAACACGGTGATGATAATAATTTTAGTACTTTTGCAGGCGATGATAACGGCGCTGCTCCAATTTATACTAAAATGTCATTAAAATTTAGTGAAACAGAAATTATGACTAAAACAACTATTGTCAAAGGATTCTAATGTACTTCTCATATTTTCCAAAAGGTACTTACGATTTAAAAGGTGATGGTAAAGAAAAACTTGTTACCAATTTAATGGCACGTGTTAAGATAAGATCAAAAGTTTTAGATGAAGTAAGTCTTTACGATTTATACGATATACCTGAAGGAGAAACACCTGAAATTACAGCAAGAAAACATTTTGGCAGTCAATATTATCATTGGGTAATTTTAATGACAAATGATATAACAGACCGATATTACGGTTGGCCATTAACATCATATGAATTTGAAAATTATATAAATGACAAATACACAAATCCAGATGGTGTACATCATTATGAAATTACACAATCAAGTGGCAAGATTAAAGGTGAGGGGCCAAGTGATTATGAACATAAATTAATTGTTAATAGCACAGTGCCAAATGCTATAGCAATAACAAATAGAGATTACGAACAAAGAATACAAGATCAAAAACGACAAATCAAATTATTAGACCCAGCATATTTACCCATATTATTAGAAGAATTTGAAAACTTGATGAGCGAATAATGAATCTATACGATACAATAGACGGCAAAGCTTTAAAAAAGCCTGGTGATTATATACTTTCAGATATAAGATTAATTTCATATCGTAGCGCAGATGGCACTAATACGCCAGATATAATTGAAATAGAAACTCTTGTATTAGATTTAAACATTTACGAAAGTATTTACAATAAAACATTATCAGGTAATATGTTGATTGTAGATGGTAACAACGTAATAGGTAAATTGCCATTAACAGGTAATGAAAGACTTGAATTTAAATTTTTCACTCCATCATTAGGTAAGGGTTATGATTTCTCTATGAAGTCAGGCAATCCAATGTATGTTTACAAAATACAAAACAGATCACCAATAGGTCCCAAAACTCAAACTTATCTATTACATTTTTGCAGTAAAGAAATGATACAGAATGAATTGGTTGTAGTAAAGAATGCTATGACAGATACATTTTCAAATATGGCGGCCAAGATTACTAAAGAACCAAATACATTATCATCAGCAAAGAATTTTTATTTTGAACCATCATATGGATTACATAAACACGTATTTGGTAGATTAAGACCTTTTGATGCCATTGACCAAATATCTTTATTATCTCAAAGTGAGAAATACGCAGGTGCCGGTTATTACTTTTATGAAACAAGTTTAGGTTTTAATTACCGTTCACTTGAAAGTATGTTAGCCGTAGATGGTAACACAGCAAGACCCGTTGTTGCAAGATTTAGACCAAAACCATCAAATGTAAAAGATGGTGGTGGCAGTACAGATATTAAAAATGAAATGCAGATTGTAAATAATTTTAAAATATTAGATCAATTTGATACACTTAAAAATTTAAGAAATGGTGTATATGCAAGTAAGTTAATTACACACGATCAATTGAATAAAACTTACGAAGAAACAGATTTTGATTATAATAAAGAATACCAATATTTACATCACACTGAATCAGGAAAAGATGGTGTTAAAACAGATAACAAAGGTATATTGCCATTACATTTAAGAGAAGGCGCCTACTTATCAGACTATCCAGAATCAACAATGTACCTATGGCCAGATACACAATCAATACACGGTGATATAAGCTCACCACCGATTAAAGATATATTACTCAAAAGACTTTCACAAAGACTGGCGTTTATGTCTAACCGTTTAGAAATTACAGTGCCAGGATTTACTGGTGTAACCGCAGGAGATTTGATTACTTTTGAAATGCCTTCATATACACCTGCCGGTGATGTAGAACCATCAGGAAATGATCCTTATATGTCAGGTCGTTATCTGGTTACTTCAGTAAGACACCAATTAAACCGAACATTAAAGAAACACATAATGGTATTAGAGTGTATGAAAGACAGTGTTCGCAGACCTTATCCAGAAGAAACTAACGATACATTTATTGGTAAGGAAAAAAACAACGAAGGTATTATAGATATATACAAATTAGATGAAATATATAGCAACGAAGCAGGTGGTTACTTTAAAGGATAAAACTGAGAAAACCTCCGAGACCGCCGCTCCGACGGCTATGTAATATTATAACTATATGGACGCTGGCCACCTTACAGAAACCAAGAGGGTACCGCACCATAAATATGTAGAAAGGAAACTATGAATATAAGTGAACTAAACTTTACAGGTATCAAAGAAGCATTGAGAAATATAAAACAATATCTCTTTGGTAGAAGATGTAAGTGTAAACAAAAGAAAACTAAAAGGTAACCGCCGATATGATAGATAATGAGATGATACAAGATGCTACCAAGATGATTAAGAGTAATATTCAAAGATTAAAGAAACTTAAAGATAAAGTCGTGCTAGCGCACTCCTTGTCTAATAGTATATGGATTTATTACGGTGCCATTGTGTTTTGTATATTCTTTTTGGTGGCCAGATGGCCTGCGTAGAACTGGAGAAATGATTAAAAATGACGTATGCTGTTGTGTTATTATCAGGCGCTCTAACGAAAGAAAACAATGAATAACGAAAACTTTATGGGACTTGGAGGTTTTCTCTGGTTCTTTGGTGTAGTAGAAGATCGTCAAGATCCTCTCAAAGTCGGCCGTCTAAGAGTAAGAATAGTCGGTGTTCATACACAGGATAAACTGGCCCTACCAACGGCCGATCTACCGTGGTCTCTTTGTGTTTTACCTATTACGGCCAGTGGTATTTCAGGTATCGGCCAGTCGGCGACCGGTCTACTCGAAGGCAGTTGGGTGTTTGGGTTTTTTAGAGATGGCAATTTTCGTCAAGAGCCACTTATATTAGGAAGTTTACCAGGAAGGCCTACTGAGCTGGCAAATGGATCAAAAGGTTTTTATGATCCAAATGAAATTTATCCGAGATACAAAGATGAGCCAGATGTAAATAGACTGGCCGTGAACAATGGTGAAAAACCACATCCAAGTTTGGCCATACGGCAGCAAGAAAGAATTACAGGTATCGCAACGGCGGACTTTAATGCAATCAGTACGGCCTCTGGCGACCCAATAGCCGGATCGGATGGTACGGTATGGAATCAACCTGAATTGCCTTATGCGGCCGTTTATCCATATAACCACGTATACGAGAGTGAGTCTGGCCATATACAAGAGTTTGATGATACGCTCAATGCGGAACGAATCCATATCCGCCACCGTTCAGGTACAGGCACTGAATTCCATCCAAATGGGAATAAAACGGATATAACCAAAGGCGACCATTACACTCTTATAGATGGTAATAAACAGGCCTACGTACAGGAGAATAACGACCTGACCATCAATGGCCGTTACAAGTTATATATCAATAAGAATGGCCAATCAAACAACCACTATGATATACAGATAGGGCCAGGTGCAAATGTAAATATACAAGTGGACAATGGTGATATTAATTTACACACATTGAATGGCCGTCTTAATTTAAACAGTGGTGGTGATACAAATTTAAAGGTAGGTGGTTCTTTGACCATAGATGTAGCAGGCAATTTGGTTCAGAACGTAGAAGGCAACACAACAGAAAACACTACAGGCACAGTGATTGTGCGTGGCGCAACGATTGATCTAAACCCATAAAGGCCAGTGGTGGAACTGGAGAGCAATCGTAATCTATAAATGCAATAACATCAAGACAAGGTAAGTATGGCCCATTTAGCTGGCCAGACTGGTAAATATCTCTCACTTAAAGAGAGCGTAAAAATTTCCTGGTGGCTTGACACTGTTCCAGGTTCGTATATATAATATAGTATGAAACCTTATAGTGACGGCAGCAACGTTATATACACAAATGAAGAAACAGTTTTCTGTGATGGTTATGACGAGATACAACAAGAGGCAACTCATCCTAAGGTCTATTATACACTAAAGGAATATAAGAACGGCCAGACTAAAGCCGTTTGTTTTTATTGTGGTAAAGTCTTTATATACAAATCTTAATTGCATATTTCTTTCTTATAAATAGTATTAATAAAATCTACTGACGACCTCATTCATATTGAATGTAAGAGTAGCAAATTAAAGGCCAAATGGCATATACACGTACAATTTTACGAGATACTAAACCTATTGTCGTAAGAGATCATATCAATAGAGAGAGTGCTAAAGTCGTAACTGAAACGGCTCGTTTAGAGGACGTTAAATTAGATACTGCTGATTTAAATGGTTTAATAGACACTAAATTAGGAACAGGTGTATCTACAACCATAATACCTACTTTTTCAAACACATATAACTTAGGTTCTTCTACAAAAAAATTTACAGACTTATTTTTAGTTTCTACAATAAATCTAGGTTCGAATACAATATCAGCTTCAGGTACTACACTTACAGTTTCAAATAATTTAGATATAACAGGAAATTTAACAATTACAGGCACAACTACATTTAATGGCCCAACAATTGTTTTAGGAGATAATGCATCAGACAGTATAAACTTTAATGCAAATATAAATTCAAGTGTTATACCTGCTGTAAACAATACCTATAACTTAGGTTCTACTACAAGAACATGGAATACTTTACACGCAACAACATTAAGTGCAACTACACTGAATGCTACAGGTAGTACACAGACATTAGGCACTATACAGGTTTCAGGAAATACAATTGCATCCACAAATTCAAATACGGTTACAGTAAATGATAATTTAACAGCAACAGGAACTATAACAGGTAATGTTACAGGTAACGTAACTGGTAATTTAACAGGTAATGTAACTGGAAATATTACTGGTAACGTAGTTTCTAATTCTGTTATTGTAGACAACCTAAATATAAAGACATATGCAACTGCAATAGCGGTGGCACTAGGATAAAAAATGGGTAAAAAGCTAATTTCAACATATAAATTTTCACCGGCAAATGCTTCGCCGAGTTTAAATCAATATCCTAACGCAGTCAATCTATTACAATTAAACGAAAAATATATTATAGAAGAAGTTATAGCTTATATTAACTATAACGTTACAAATAATATTGCACCTTTTATTTTTTATACTTACAATGAAGCTAAGTGTAGAAGGGATACAGGTTATGTTTTAGAAGGTATATTAAATGATTTAAAAAAAGGAGGCAATACTGCAACAAGATATAATGCTTCAACATATTGGTTAGGTGGTGTTGCACAATTAGACGGCGATCGTGAACCTGAAATTGCTGTTTACGAATATGTAAAAGTTTTACTTACAAATTATATTTTTAATAATGTTGCTTTTGCAAGTAGAAATGCCGTGATCGCTCAAACGATTACAGGAAATAATGCTGAAGGAGCTGGCGAAACTAGATTTGAGGAATTAATAGATATTATTATAGATGTAATTCAAGGAGGTCTTGATAATTTACCTGCATTAGTAAACACTAGAGGAACAATTAAATTTCCTGGTTTCTTTAAATTAAAAGATTTTTTATTAATTACAAATACAACAAGAAATGTTATTTTATATAACTTTGCCGACCCTACAAATAAATTAGAATTAACTTATCAAAATTTAGGAAATATTAATACAGATACCGATGCTGATTTTCCAGGTTCAATTTACGGTATAGATAAAATCACCACTGCAATTTTAGATGCTGATACTTCAACTATGTTGGGTACAGATAATATACAAATATTTGTAGAAGCTAAAGAAGATACTGTTAGACTGAATAGTATTGCTACAGATGCTATGGAGAGAGTTAAAGTCGGTCTTCCACAATCTATGTTAGATGCCGATTTTGAATATGGATTGCAACCTACAAAATGGCAAGCAATAGGACTTCAAAGAAATTATCCTGCAACATATGAAATTCCAGGTTCTGAAATCTTAGTTACAACTGTAACAACAGATGCAAGTTCAGCTACAGGTGGTTCAGGTGCAAGTTTAATAACAGTTACTTGTCAAAGTGCTCACTCTCTTATAGTGGGAGATGCTTTTTCAATAAAAGCTCTTGCAAATTCTATAACAGGATTTAGCCGTGCAGAAGGAACTTTTTTAGTTAATTCTGTACCTTCTATTAATGTTTTTACTTATTATGCAAAAGCAAAAGTAGGAACAACTGATGGACAACAACTTGCTTCTGTTTACACACAGTTAAGAAAAGCAGCTTATTATACAGGAGCTGCTGTAGGAAATCCATCTTTTTCAGTTTTTTCAAATGGTACTTCTGGAAATATAACAACAACCTTAATTACACCAGCAGGTTCTACAGTTATCGGTTATACAGGAACTGCTCCCTTAATTGGTTCTCCTTTATCTGGTACAGGATTAAATACAGGAACATCAGTTACGAATGTTACTGGCTCTGGTACAACAACAGCTTCTACAACTTTAGCAATAAATGCTAATGCAGGAGATACTGTATTAACTGTCAACAGCACAACAGGAATTGCTACAGGTCAAATTTTAAATAGAGGTGATGGTGTTCAAACAGTTGTTACAAATATAAACAATAATGACGTTACATTTTCAGAACCAATTACTTCTGATATATTAGGTACAAATGAAACTTTTACTACAGTAAGTCAAAGTAGTACAAGTGGAGATGGAGTAAACGCTCAGTTTACTATTTCAAGAGCGTCAAGTGTTTATTCAGCTACAGTAACAAATCAAGGACTCTCTTATTCAAATGGAGACACAATCACTGTAAATGGAAATTTACTCTCAGGAAATATTGATTCAACCAATAATGATGCAACAATTACAGTAACATCTGCTTTAAATAGATTGAGAGTAAATAGTTTAGATGCTGCTACTTTAGTAGGAGGAACAGGATATAGTAATGCGAATGGTGTAGTAACCACAAACGTATCAGGATCAGGATCAGGATTAACAGTTGACATTACATCAGTTGCTGGTGTAGTAACAGCTTTAGCGATTAATAATGGAGGATCAAATTATACAAATGGAACTGTAGTTAGAGTTAGAGGAGGTGCTTCATATAATGGTGTTACTCCTGATAACATAACTAGTTTTACAGGAGCTGATGCAACGTTTGATATAACTAGATCAAATACAGGTGTTTACAGTGTTCAAATTAATAATATTGGTACGGGATTTAGCGCTGGATTAGGTTCAGGAGAAACTCCTGATACACTTACATTTATAGGTACTTCTTTAGGAGGAGAAATAGGTGTAAATAATTTAGTCATAACAGTTTTATCAGTAGATAGTTTAGGAGGTATATTAACTTTTTCTACTTCAGGAACAGGAAGTACAGGTTCATGTAAAATTACAGTGAATGGTGTTTCCACAGGAGGAGAAATACAATCAGTTTCTATAGCAGGAACTCCTGTAACTGCTCCTACTTTAAATTTTTTAAGTGCAATAACTATTAGTGAACCTACTACATCACAAATTGCTTCAGGAAATACAGGTATAACATTTTCAGCAATAGGAACAATTTTGGTAACATTTTTAACAGCACATGGATTTGTTCCAGGTAATATTATAACAACTTTTATATCAAGTTCAGGAGTTAACGCTAAATTAGCAGAAGGAGCTTTTTTTGTTGAAGAAGTTCCTACAGAAACAACATTAAAATATACAGCTCGTTCAGCCGGAGCAATAGAAAATAATTTAGTAGGAATTCTATATGGTAGATCAGATGCATTTTTTATTCATAGACCTTTTGATGGTGGAGTTATTTTAGGAACAGCTTCTCCTTCACACGGAGCTAATGCTATTCGTATGAGTAAGAAATATATTCGTTATCAATCAGGTAAAGGTGTAATGTACAATACGGGAGCTTTATTTGCTCCAAGTTATGATGTTCGTTCTGTCACTGCAAATGGAACTGCCGTGGGTTCAACTATAACAATTGAAACTGATGACGTAGATCATGGATGTCAGGTAGGAGGTATTATAACATTAAGTGGTGTTACAACATCAGGTTATGATTCAACTTATACTGTTACATCTATAGTAACTGAAAGAACACTTAGAGTTTTAGCAAATAAAACTTTAGGCAGTGCCACAGCTACTTTAAGTAGTCCATGTGTTATAGGAGTAAGAAATTGGCATGGAGCTACAGTACGTGCAGGTATATTTGACGATCAAAACGGTATGTTTTGGCAATATGATGGACAAAAATTTGCTGTTGGACGAAGAACAAGTACTCAACAATTAGCTGGTGTAGTTTCTGTAACTCCAAATAGTAACTTGGTTACAGGAACAAATACAAAATTTAGAGATCAATTAATTGCAGGGGATAAAATTGTTATAAGAGGAATGACACACGTTGTAAGTAAAATTACTAGTAATACTTCAATGACTGTAACTCCTGATTTTAGAGGTGTTGTTGTTGCGCCAGAAGTTAAAATTGTAAAAACAACCGATATTATTATTCCTCAATCAGATTTTAATTTAGACGCTATAAACGGATCAGGACAAAGTGGATATACACTTGACATAGGCAAAATGCAAATGATCGGTATTCAACACACATGGTATGGTGCAGGATTTATAGACTTTATGTTAAGAGGTTCTGATGGTAATTATGTTTTTGTTCATAGGTTTAGAAATAGTAATACAAATACAGAAGCATATATGAGAACAGGTAACTTACCAGTGAGATATGAAGTCGAAAACGTAGGAGCTAAAGGTAGATTGTTGTCTAATATAAATTCTTCAGCTACATCTATACCATTATCAGCAGATGATTTAGAATTTTTTCCTAATTCAGGAACTGTATATATTGATAACGAATTAATTAATTATACTAAAAAAAGTTCTTCAGCATTAGAAAATTGTACACGTTCAGCAGCTTTAGCTCAATTTGTGGCTGGAAGTAATAGATCATTTACAGGAAGTGTAGCAGAATCTCATACTGCAGGCACAGGAGTAATTTTAGTTTCAAATACCATTACACCAAACATAAGTCATTGGGGGTCGGCATTTTTAACTGATGGTAGATTTGATGAAGATAGAGGTTATATTTTCAATTACTTAGCATCAGGTATAAATGTTACAACTGAAAGAACAACGGCTTTTCTATTACGTTTAGCTCCTAGTGTAAGTAATGCAGTTACAGGAGATTTAGGTGAAAAAGAACTTTTAAATCGTGCTCAATTATTATTAAATTCTGTTACGTGTGTATCTGATACAGGCACAGGAGCTATTGTCATTGAAGGTGTTTTAAATCCTACTAATTATCCTACAGACCCTACAAAAATTACTTGGACAGGATTGCAAAACGCCGCTGCCGGAGGACAACCTAGTTTTGCACAAGTTGCTTCAGGTGGTTCAGTGACATGGTCAGGTTCATCTTCACAAACAACAGCACAGACATTAGGTGCTTTTACTACAACAATTACAGCTCGTGCTTTTAATGCTGATACAGCATCTTTAACAGCTATAGGTTTTAACAATCCTTCTGTAACATTAACTGCTAGAAGCTTTGCTTTTGCTACAAGTTCAACATATAATAGAGCCTTTTCAACCACAAGAAATGATTTTTTAATTACAATGGCTGATTATAATACTTTATTAACTACAAATCCATTATTAGTTGGCGATAGATTAAGCACATCAACATATTTAACTAGTAGTCAAAGAATAGCATCTATAACGCCAAATTTTATAACATTAGCTGGTACAGCTCACGCTAGAATAGTTATGACAGCAAATGCTAATAATAATTCTCCTCAAGCTAGCGTAAATGGTGGCAATAACATAACACTATCAAATTTTAATAATATAGCAGAAAGTTTTAACAGTGCTATAAACTCAGGACGTTCAACATTTATAATTACACAAACGCAAGCTACTGCTATTTCTTTACAAACTGGAGATGTTTTTTCACTAGCAACTTATTTAACAGGTGGTCAATCACTTTCATCCGTTACATCAAATTATGTTTTGATAGGTTCGGTACAATATGCTTTAGTGCAAATGACAAGTACAGGAAATGCAACAAGTCCTGGAGGCACGAATCAAACAGTAACAAGAACTAAAAAAGATACGGCAACTTATGGAGCTGCATTTAACACGAATAGAAATGACTTTTTAGTAACAGATGCAGATTTTAATTCTTCAGGAATATTAGCAGGTGATGGTTTAGATACATTAACGGCTGCCACAACATTATCAGGTGTGACAGTGGCTTCAGGAGGAATACTTAATTTCACTTCAAATGCAACTCTTTCAGTCGGTTCAAAAATAACAATAACAGGAACTTATGGCGGTACAGGTTCAATAACAGGATATACTTCAGGAAATAGTTATTTTATTACTGCTACAAATGGAACAACACAAGTAACTTTAAGTGCTACATATGGTGGAGGTCCTTTAACAACTTCTGCTGGAACACCTACAGGATTAACTTATACAGTTATAACGCCTATTATTTCTAATGTTACTATAGTTTCAATTACACCTGCTTTTGTTTCTATAGGTGGTGTATCGCATACAAGAATATTGATGAGTAATGCTCCTCAGGTAGTTTCAGGAGCTGGTTCAACAAATTCTATGTCTGTTCGTATAACTGCGGCAGGTAGTGCAGCGTCGCTTACTAGAACAAACTATTTGTTTTTTAGTTCAACACAATGGTTAAATAGTGGAGCTGTTATAGGAACAAGATTTGCTTCAAGTGTAACATCATTTCCTGCTGCTACGTCTGTAACGGCAATAACTACTAGAACTTTTTTAAGTGGAGTAGCGTATAGGGTAACATTTACACAATCATCCACTACAACTATTAGTGCTGCAACTACTTTAACATTTCAGTTTGGTGCTCAATATGCATTACCAGGAGAAACAGTATTTTCTTTTGTTGTACAACCTGGTACTTCTGAAACTTTAACATTAGATACTTTGAAAGAATTAACGGCTACTACGATAGGTGGTAGGGGAGCTTTTCCTAATGGTCCTGATACTTTAGCGTTTAACGTTTATAAAGTTAGTGGTACTGCTGTAAATTCTAATATTATATTGCGTTGGGGTGAGGCGCAAGCTTAATATTGGTAAATTCAATATTAAAAGATATAATAGATTTTTTATTAGAATTAATTAATTTTGGGGATTGGTGAATTAAAAAACTAGGAAAAATTACTATATCTCCTTCTTCAGCATCAACAATATGTTTATTTTCATCGTGATCTAAAATTTCTGTTTTTGCATTATTTTTATCAAATTCTAAATAATAAACTCCTGTATAATTTTCGCCATGAATGTGCCATTGATGTATTTCATTTTTCAGATATTGTTGAAACCAAATAGCTTTTATTTCAACCGAATTATAATTTAAAAAATTTGCACATTCGTTAAAATGTTGCATTAAATATGGTTTTAAAAAAACAACCCATTCTCTATTAAAGTTTCTACTACTGTTCCAATCTAGTTTATTAATTTTACTTAAAAGTTCACCTTTTTCTTTTCTAACATACGATCCTTCATTTGAATTTTCGAAATAATTTAATAATTTATTTTTAACGTTTTCATGTTCTTTAAATTTTTTTAATATGCCTTTTGTATTAAAATTTAATATTTTCATAAAATAGTTTTTTATTTAGGAACATCAAATATAAAAGCAATACGAGGAACATCTCCTATATTTTCAGCCATGTGATTTTTTTTATTGTCAAACCAAAACAAAGTTCCTGGTTCTATAATTACTTCTTCTTTAGTAAATTCAAGGTCTCCATTATCCCAAACACTATAACGATATGTGCCTGTTATGCTTAAATGATAACGGTCTTTATTGTGGTAATACTTTCCTTCATCTATATGTTTGCCTGTTATTTCACCTACAGGTGTTCTTAGAAAAGCACAACGATTTAATTTTTTAAATCCAAGTTCTTGTACTAATATTTTTTGTATTTCTGTGTGTCTTGATGCAGCTTCAGTAGGCACGCATATTTCAGTATCACCAATAAACTCACCAGGTTTTGAAATACCTCCCATAACTAATTGAAGTACACCTGATTTAACTAATCGTGTATGAGGATCTTGGCGATCGGTGCCTTTCATACGGCCCACATTACCCCAATCTTCAGGATGTTGTTCTAATTGTTTTACAATACCTGATACGTCTATATTCTCTTTTATAATACGTATGTTCTTCATTAATTACACCACGACTCTTTTGCAAGGCCGTAATATTCTCGTGCATATCCGTTTTTGATTAATGCAACACGTAATGATTTACCATCAATTAATACATCACCTAATACACGACCACCAAACTTATCCCAAGTGGCAATGGCAATTTGTATTTTTTTACCATTGGCAATTGTAGTCTTTGTAAATTCAGTTGCAGCTAAACCCTTTGTATTTTCTTGTGGGCATTGAGCACGGTGTCCTTTTTCTGGTGTATCAACACCATATACACGAATCAGTAATTCTTTTTTAAGTGGATCTGGTAGAAACTTCGCTTCAAAACCTACAGTATCACCATCTAATACTCTTGTTAATTTAAAATCGTACACTTTCATTTCTACTTCCTTCGCCAGCGCCAAAGAGGGTAGAAACATTAATATCAATAATAATATTTTCATATAGCCTTAATATACACTATTTAACGTAATTTGTCAAGTATTTAACACATAAACTATTGTGATGAATATTAATGAACAAACTATTAAAAAGGCATAATATAATCTATAACAGTTTATAATAAATCTTGACCCTTTTGAGTTGTGTTTTTTACCCATTACATATATTAGTTTTTTATACATTACTTCCAAGTCACTATTTCATTTAAATCTGGTTTAATTTTATTTTTAAAATATGGTAATTCTACATCTCTATACCCTATACCTAATAAAAAGGCCACATTTGAAAAGCCAGCCTTTAAAGGTGTCAGTATATTATTAAAGTTTTTATAATTAAAATAATAACATTTACAAAAAGAAGCATAAAGACCTTGTTCAGCACATAAGAGTGTTGTACCATAACCGTGCATTGAGGCCGATATTTGCCATTGGTTTTCTGTTACATCAGAATATGAAATTATTTTTTCTTTATAACCTAATTGTTTTTGTTTTTCTGTAGGATAACCAGGTTTTTGATAATACACTAAAAGATAAGGAGCGGTAACTTGATCGTTAAATCCAAAGCTTCTAAAATTACTATCTAAATTTACTCCTTGTCTAAACAATTCTCTTTTCTTTTTCCAATCATTATATATTTCTTCTAATAACTTTATATCGCCGTCATGTTTACCATTAGGTGCAAAATCTCTTTTATTTTGGCCAGTTACAGTTTGTAATGCAACCAGTTTTTTTTCTTCGTGGTGTTCTGGCCCCCAAACATCAATATAATAATTCCACATATTGTTTTTAACAGGTATTAAATCGTGAGCATCCTTTAATATTTGTTGTATAGTGCCTTTGTTTGGTTCTTGTTTAGTAAAATGAGTTATATTTTCTCTAAACTTCATTAATTTTTTTAATTCACTCATATAGATAAAGGTGTGTTAAATCTCATTGTTAACATTATTCTAGGTTCATTAGTAGGATTAATTGCAGTGTGTGGCATTTGCGTATTAAATATGACTGCTTGTGTTAAATAAAATCTTACAACTTCTTCTAAATCACGTTCTTTATATTTAAGATATTCATAATCATCATTTTTGTCTGATTTTTTTTTAGACTTTGCATTTTCTTTTAATTTATATAATATGTTATATGATTTGTCGCAATTATATAACGGTAAGTTTAAAGAATAGATAGTTTTTTCAATAGGCCCAAAATCTTTATGAATGGGTAATGATGAGTTAGCTTTTGTTGAAACAATTGCAATATCAAATATTTCATTCCAAGAATTAAACCTCTCAACTCCATTTTTTAATAGTTTTATATTAGAAAAAAATTCTTTGTCATAACTTTTATATATTGAAGTGTCTTTATGCAATTCAGGTATTATTTTTAATATCTCGTTTACTGTTTCTTTTAAATTTGGAAAATCAACATACTTATATGGTATCATAATATTCCTTGTCTATAGAGATGTAAAATGTAACTCTCATTTTATCTGAATTATTCCAACCGCCGTGTAATTGGTGACCATCAAAAGAAACTATATCACCTGATGACCAAGATTTTTTTATATTGTTGACGTGAAATCCTACAACATCAACATCATTGCTTGGCATATCTATACCTATCATAGTAACAATACCTAATTTTTTTCTCCAACTTTCTAATTGTTTTAATTCTAAAATATCATCTTTATGATCTGGTATTATTGTTTTAGGTGAAACATAATTTACATTTAGACTTCTTAAACCTGGTATTTTAGAAGCAAATTCTGTACTTGCAGGCCAATACGTACTATAATCTCTATTAATTTCCGTATTCATTATTAATGGATGTAAATGCCAATCTACTTTAGGTGGCCAAGGTAATTGATTATATCTTTCTTTTATTGACTCTGCTACCAAGTGAGGATTTAATTTATTATCATATTCAGATAAAGATATATCTCTTAATTGTTCTAGTAATTCGTAGTGTTTATAATTTTTATAATCTATCCACATATTGTTTTTTCCATTCATCAGGTTCTATTTTGAATATATTTTTTTTGTGCCACTCATAATTATTTTCAACTAAATTAGAAATTGTATTATGTTTATTTTCAAAATATTCAAAATGTAATTTAGATAATTGTATTATATCTTTATTTAGATTTCTTTTAGGTATATCTAATCCCCAAGATACGGCCAGTTGCATCCACATATAATCAGGATAAGTCGTATAACCTACAACAGATGATTTCATAGAATTATTAATATGATTTATTTTTTCTATAATTAGGTCTTTATGTTTTAATTTAACACCTAATTCTTTCATATCTTTCCAAAAAAAAGTATCTTGTCTATTACTCATAGTATAATGAACTAATATAAAGTCCGCTATATCATCTATAGTATAATTCATTTTTTTGTTGTACGTAGAAAAATCTAGTATTGGTTTATCTAATACTTTGTTTAATCTTTTAATACTTGTAACGACTTCATATAAAGCATTTGCTTCTAATGGTTCAATAAACCCACAACTTAATCCAACAGCTGCAACATTACCACTACCAAATTTTTCTAGTTTAGATGGCTTCCATTTTATTTGTTTAACTTTATCTTTGTTTAATAATTTTTTTAAATAATCCTCTATAATGTAATCTGATACGTGTTTAGAACTATAAACGTAACCATTACCCATTCTATGATATAATCCTAATTTAAATCTCCAACCATAAGGTTCTGCTATTGTCTGTGAATAATTTACCATTTCTTCTTTTGGATTAACATAATCAGTTTGGCAAACAAAAGCACTATCAATAACGTGATTATGATAAGGTATATCTTTCCAACCTAATTTAGAAATTAAGGCTTTATGAAAACCTGAACAATCTACAAATAAATCTCCAGTTATAATCTTACCACTTTCTAATTTAATTTCAGATACTACATCTCCTTTAGATTTAACATCTACAACTTTATCTACAATATGAGTAACGCCTGATGGTAATGCTATTTGTTCTTTAATATATTTTGCAGCTAATTCAGCATTAATGTGTTGACTATGACTAAATGGTTGATTTAATAAATGTTCGTTGTTATAAAAAGGTGCAACATTTTTTTCCATATAATGAAATTGAGGATTAAAATATTGATCGAATCTTTTGAAAGTATTATTTTTACAATGATAAGCTAAATAATCTATACTTCTGTTGCCATTTATATCATCTGAAAAATCTAAGTAAGAACGATTAACTGTTATATCTTTTAAAAAATTGTTTTCAGGTACAGTATAATTAAAACTAAAATATTCATATTCACCTTTGTTGTCTTTCCAATTTAAAAATCTATTTGCATATTTGTAAACAGCGGCCGTTTTTAACATCCAATCGTGTTCTTTAATACCTATTTCATTAAAGAAATGTGCAAGATGCGGAGTAACACTTTCACCTACACCTATTATCGGTATTTTATCAGATTCAATAACAGTAATGTTTTTACCACCTCTATATTTTGCCAAATAGGCCGCAGTCATCCATCCGGCCGTACCACCACCTATAATAACTATTTTCATTTTATATCACCATCATTTTTAATACTATATTTGTATTCATCAGGAACACTATCTAATACAGGTATTTTTTTATTTACATAAGCATCTCTAGTTATAACTTGATGTATAAAATTTGTAATATAATTTTGCCTATTAAATTTTGCCCAAGGAGAATGTTTTAATTGACTTAAATCTATATTTGTTGCATCAGGCCATTGTATAATTCTTATCTTATGGCCGTTTATATAACCAAACATATGATACATATTATCATCGCCTTCTTCGTGTCCGCTAATTAATTCTTGTCCTAAAGACTTGGCAATTTTTTCAATTTCTTTATAATTTTTACTTATGTAAGCTGTAGGTTCGTTTGGAACTCTACCTATATTACTGCCTAATCTAATTCTAAATTGATATTTTTTACCTTTGTTATAATAAGGAAAGTTTTGTATTTCTTCTAATACGTCTTTTAAGTGTTCATAACTTTCAACAGTATAACCTATGTAATAAAAAAATAAATTTAAATCTATACAATTTTTAATACCTTTTAATTGTTTTTGATGTATTTTTTTACCTTGATAAGACCAATGGTTTAGTCCTATTAATACGGCTTCAGTTTTATGCATTATTAAATTTTCAACAAATTTTCTTTCACTCAATTTAACACCATTTGTAAGTATAGATGGTTTTCTTCCGTTTTGATTACAATAATCTATAAGATCAAATATTTCTTTTCTTACTGTAGGTTCGGCTCCTGCTAATATTATTTTGTTTAATTCTTTTGGTGCATTTTTAATTTCATCATAAACTTTAAGTATTGACAAATCAGTTACATCATTTTTTGGAATATGATAACAATGTGGGCAGTTTAAATTACATTTGTCAGTAGTTTCTAACATTAAAATATTTTGATAAATCTTATTTGTTTTCTGCTCTAGTTTTTCACAAAACTCAGCATCAGGATCTTGTATAATTTTAAAATGTCCATGTTCAGGACATTCTTTATTAATATAACGTATGTTATTTTCTACTGTTATTTGTGATGGTATATGTCTAAAACAAATATGACACAGTGAGTGTGATGTATATAAAACTGCCATAATATATTATATACTTATATTACTTTTTAGTCAAGCGTTTTTTATGTTTTTTAAAGTATGGTTTTGGATTGATACGTATTGAAAAATAGATATAGGTTAACCCACCTACAATGATGCCAAGTAATATAACGCCTATGTATTTTTCCATATGCCCTTTGTTTGTGAATCAAAGGGTGCCTAGTTATTTCTAGGCACCTGAAATATAGATACTATTCTTCTTCGTCCTCGTCCACATCCTCGTCAACTTGTGACGTAATGCTTTCTTCTAGGTCTAGTAATAAATCGTCAATTTCAGTTTGCTTATCTCTTATAGACTCAATTATATCTTCAGGAGTAACTATCTTTTTTTTCTTAGCCATTGTTTCTCCTTGTTTAATTGGCTAAAGTATTTATATAAATAATATTATAAATGCACACAGACAGAACAAATAGTTTACATAACTATAATGCAGGTAACTTCCAAGAATATACATATGAAAGAGAATATATGGAATGTGCTTGGAATATTGTTTATAAACAAATTGATTTGGTAACGGCTTTTTATTATCCTTGGATTGTATATGAAAATAGTACTAACAGGCAGTGAAGGTTTTATAGGTAGTAATTTAAAAAAAAGATTACTCAGAAAAAAACATCAACTAGTTTGCTACGATTTATCTCTTAACAAAGACATCAAAGATTTTACATTAAATGGTGATGAGAATTTTGTAATTCATTTGGCTGCAAAGGCCAACGTGAGAGATAGTGTAAAGAATCCAGAACCATACTTTTTAAATAACGTAGAATATAGTAAAAAAATATTTGATCTATGTTATGAGAAAAAAATACCTTGTCTATACGCTTCAAGTTCAAGCGTACATAACTGGACACTATCACCTTATGGTGAGAGTAAAAAGAAAATGGAAGAAGCCGCAAGAGATGGTCAAGTAGGTTTAAGATTTGCCACTACATACGGAGAAATACCACGTAAGGGTATGTTGTTTGATTATATAGTGAATGGTACCGTAAAATATAAAACAAATCATAAAAGAGATTTTATTTACATTGATGATGTAGTCAACGCAATATTATTATTTGTTAAGTTGGGATTGAAGGATAAAAACAAGACCTATGAAGTAAGTTCTGGTCATTTATATAGTGTGAAAGAAGTAATAGAAGAAGCTGGATTTAAAGTACCATTAAGAAAAGGTGACCCTTGCGAAGCCGAAAGTAATGCAAGTGATAATAGTGAATTGAAAAAATTAGGTTGGGAACCTACAATGACAGTATGGACTTTTTTAAGAAATTTAGATTTAGATAAAGTATTAAGATTCGGTAGTCTGTAATTCTTCTTTTATTTGGTCAACTTCTTCGCACCAATCAGCAATTTCTTCTTTTAACATTACATTAGAAAAGCCTTTATACTTTACAAGATAAAGTTTGCCCCAAACTCCTGAAGAATTGATGTCTTTGATTATTGGTTTTTCCATCATAATTTTAATCTATTACATTCAAAAAAGGTACTATCGCCGAGCTCCCATATGGAATATCCTTTTGAAACCATATCTTTATGTTTTTCTATTTTGTCAGCTATTTTTGACGCACAATCATAACAACAAGACTCAAATCTTTTCGTTTTTAATCTTGATTCATTGTTGAGCATTCTCAGTTTGTATTCTTGCCAAAATTTATATTTTGATTTTGTGGTACAATTTTTACTTATTAGTTTCGTCAACGTTTCTATTTCTTGTTTTTTCATTATTTTATTAATAGATTATAAATTAATCCAATCGCATTAACAGATGCCAAAGTAAGGTTGGTTACAATTAATGCAGGTTCTTTCCACATTATACTTACCACTAACCAAAGTAGTCCACCAATTAAATATAATATAGGCCCTAAAGGATAAATGTTTAGTGATGTCATTGCAGTTGCAACAACCAGAACGGCCGTTGCTAACCACTTTAAATTAGTATCTAAGGCTTTCATATATTCCTATGTAATCAGCGAAGTAATAAAATCCGTACATTAATACGTAACCAAATGCTACGATAGCAGCGGCTACCAATAAACTTTTTATATCATCTTTTGTCAACATTTAATTAACTCCTTTTTTCATAAGTTTAACATAGTTTTTTCCATCTTTTGACTTCAAAAACTTCTTAGCATCAGCTTTTATCATTTTTATTAGTTG